CTACCTTTCCGACAACCACGTGGAGTTTTGACATGGCAACCGTCACGAGAAAATTCAAAGAGCAATTCGACATTTGGGCAGCCAACAAGATTGCCAATGGCGATTTCACCAATCAGGAAATGGAAGACCTGAAGGGGCTGCTGCGTAAGGATTTCACGCCAGGACCAGACCAGCTTCGCGCTGGCTTGACGTTCATCAAAGCCGCTGGCGTAGAAGTTCCTGCGACGATTGACGACCACGAAGAACGCTATCGGGTATGGGATGAATACTTCACCAGCGAGAATCAGATTAACGGCTATGGACGGATGGCAGCATGACTGACGAAGCGAATATCGAAGAACGCTATCAGGAAAGAGCGGCCATCATGCACTTCTGCGGCGGATTGCCGAAAGATAAAGCCGAAGCACTGGCGCGCGCTGAGCAGGAAACCTATCTGGAAGCATGGAAGGCCCGGAAGATTGCCGACTCTATGGCGGGGCAGGGATGACACCAGAAGAACGAATCGACCATGCGCTTGATAGCGTACTAAAAGCGTCCGGGTCGGCGCTAAAAAATTACACGATGCAACTGACGCTTGATCGAATGCGCGAAGCAATGCGAAAAGTGATGGCGGAATCGTACATCTCAGGATCAAATGATAACTTCAAAGCCATGACTGGGCGCATCAAGTGAGGCCGCTAGTAATCACCGGAGAAGTCGCCCGCAAGGCAATTTGCCGGCATGTGTTGACCGCGCCTGAAGGTCACATCGTCAGCATTGCCGAGCCAAAGCGCAACTTGGAACAGAACGCGAAAATGTGGGCGATGCTGGCCGACATTGCAAGTCAAACTGACTGGCACGGAATCAAACTCAACGCCGAAGAGTGGAAGGATTTGCTCAGTGCCGGCCTCGTTCAGTCGCGTGTCGTGCCTAACCTTGAAGGAAACGGATTCGTCATTCTTGGGCAGCGAACAAGCAAGCTGACGAAATCGCAGTTTGCGGCGCTCATTGAGTTGCTATACGCCTTCGGAGCTGAGCGCGGTGTGACGTGGAGCGATCCTGAATGAATATAACTCCAATCAACCTCGACGAAGCAAATGCTTTCGTCAAATCGCACCATCGCCACCATAAGCCGGTTGTCGGATACAAGTTCGCCATTGCCGTGTCTGAAGATGAAGTTTGTGGCGTGGCAATTATTGGCCGACCTGTTTCTCGCCATCTTGATGATGGATGGACACTAGAGGTAAATCGCTGCTGTACGGACGGAACACGCAACGCATGCTCAATGCTTTATTCAGGCGCATGGAAAGCGGCAAAAGCCCTTGGATACCGCCGGTTGATTACTTACACGCTTCCGGAAGAGGGTGGCGCATCTTTGCGCGGTGCCGGGTGGATTCTGGTTGGTGAGCGTGGCGGCGGAAACTGGAATGTTAAGTCGCGTCCGAGAGTCGACACAGCAGAGCATATGGCAGGCCAAAAGCATTTGTGGGAAGCAGCATGAGCCTCCCAAAGAAACCGCGCAAGCCAGCAAAGAAGAAGCAAGCATCTTTGCCGTCGTTGATACGCAAAGCTGACACAGTGACTAGCCAATACATCAGGCAGAAGTACGCAGATCATCAAGGCATTGTTAAGTGCGTAACTTGTGATTCAAAACTGCATTGGAAAGAGTCGCATTGCGCTCACTTCATGGAGCGAGCAAATAAGGCGACTAGATGGTTGGAAGAAAACCTACATCCGGCCTGTCCGTCATGCAACGTATTCCGCAAGGAATACCACAAGCGGGAATACACCCTGTACATCATTGACATGTACGGCAGGGAAAAGATAGACGAGTTCAAGTCACTAGCAAGCCAGGTTCTTAGTCCAAGCAACGTTAGATTTCTGGCAGAAGAAGCAATCGAATACTACTCGGCACAACTAAAGGAAATTCAGCGTGGAAATTGACCGCGAACCACATACCGGCGATGAAGCAGATCGTGCCAATGTTTGTGATGACACAGAATTGGTAGGACAAAAATTTGGCAGATTAACAGTTGTCAAAAGAGCCGGATCAACTGCCGCAAAGAAAAAGCTTTGGCTTTGTATTTGTGATTGCGGAAACGAGCGCCGCATTCCTGCTGGTGACTTAAGAGGCGGGAAGAGTGTTTCTTGCGGATGCTTCAAGAAAGAAATGGCAGCATCAATAAAGTTCCGCCACGGACAGGCGAAGGCGGGAAACGAAACGCGAGAATATCAATCGTGGAAACACATGATAGGGAGATGCTTCAACAAAAACGAAAAGGCATTCAAACATTACGGCGGAAGAGGAATAACCGTTTGCGATAGGTGGTTGGCGTTTGAAAACTTTTACGCAGACATGGGAAACGTTACAGATGGGTTCTCTATTGAGCGAGTCGATGTAAATGGAAATTACGAACCATCAAATTGCAAATGGATTCCGAAAAACAGACAGGCAACAAATAGACGGTCATCTGTTCTGACGGAATCAGATGTGCGCGAAATTCGTAGGCTTCGTTCAGAGGGTCTGATTATGAAAGATATAGGTTCACGATTTGGAGCAAGCGTACAGCTTGTCTATCAGGTCTTGTCTGGAAAAGCGTGGGGATGGGTTGTATGAGCGATATTGCAGATAAAGCAGACTACTTTATCGAGTCAGTCGTGGATGACCATGTGAAGGAAGCCATGCGCCGCGCTGCCGAGATTCCCGTGGGCGAGTCTGGTGAATGTGACGGCTGCGGTGAATTTTTCACGCGCCTAGTAGATAGCATGTGCGGTCGGTGCCGGGACAAGTTCGCAAAGTATTACGCGCCATGACCTACGGATGCCAGCAATACGACCAGAACAGGCTATGCCGATACGACCGCAGGGCAATCGACCGTAGATGTGACGGATGCCCGAGAACAACCGACCGCGCCGAACTAGAAAGAATGAACTTGTGGATTCACGGTATCAGCCATATCGATAAGGCGTGTAGTGCCAATGGAGAAGTGAAGCGCGAAACGTGCAGTTACCCGAAATGCTATTGCCCATTTGATGCGCCAGCCGATCCGAACTGGTGCGCTCGCGGACTTCCAAAACAAATAGGACAGAAGCCATGCAAATAGAGAACATGACCCGCCTGATGCTGAATGACGAGGAAGTTTCCGCGCTGTATGAAGTCTGCGCCAGCGCACTGGAAAACAACATCCTGGACGGAATGCCGATGGCCTTTGCGCTCGCTATAGTTGAAACGCTTCAGGAACCTGACGAAGACGGTATCGAAGTCGAAGAAGTAGAAGCAATCACAATTAACTGACAGGTGGAAAAATGAATATCACGATCAAAGGCAATGGCTGCAAGGTGAAGTTGGATAAAGAGGCTTAAACCTTATTGATTGATGCTTTGTATCAGTATCAGAAAGACAGGTGGGATACAAACGCTGATGATAATGAAATAAGCCGGCAACTTGGATTGATTCAATGGATTGGAACCATATTCAATGACTGATGCGACAAAAGAAATATCAGAAGAAAGAATCCTCGACATGACGTGTAGTTGCATTGAGTTTGTCGATAGAAGTTCAGACAGCGACCAAGAAAAAACATATGCTCTTTTGCAGGCTGTATGCGCAATCGCCGCTAGACGAGAAAGCGAAGGAAGAAAAGACGCATACAGCTTTCTAGAAGAGGCTTATACAGAATGCGTTAATTGGTCATCAAAACTTGTAAGCCATATAAATCCAATACAAGAAAGTTTCCACTGAAAAAGGAAATCACGTGGTCACAACAGAACTAGAATCGCTGGTTATCCTGCTTGAAGATTGGGCAAAGTGGCAGTCATCCTATCGCCCGAAAACAGGATTCAAATCACGCTCCGCTGGCTTTGCCTGTCTCGGCCTGCTATCGTTTGACGACATGTGCGACCAGTCCGACAATGCGACCATGCGCACGCTTGACTCGGCGGTGGAAGACCTTGACCCGGCGCCGCGGGCCGCGATAAATCGGCGGTATGGCATCTGCTCGGTATTCCGCTTCCCGCGCAACAACTACGAACAGACGCTCGTGCTTGCCCATGAACGCCTGGTCATCATCTGCAAGAGAAAGGGGATTGTGCTGTGACCGAGTTTGAGCGATTCATGATTCGTTTCTCGTTTCTTAGTTGGCTTGGATACTTGATTGGCAATCTAATCGTTTTTGTTATGAGGGCTGTTTCGTGATTATTACGCAAGAAACCTATCAGGCCGTTATGGATGACCGCAAAGAGCTACTAATGGACGTTGTGGATCTCGTAAAGCAGCGCGATGATCTATTGTTTGCGCTCAATCGGCTTTATATCGCCTGCCCGAAAACGCTTATGTGCCAGAACTTCCACCATAGCAAGAAAGATCGTCATTCGTATATTGAGGCATGCGGCCCTGCGGATGAATACATTGACGCATTGCAGAATGCGCGGGATGTTATCGACTTGGCAAGGAAAGGCGGATAGCGTTTGTGACTTGCAATCATCATGATCCAGTGCTAGCATGATCGTGCGGCGGATTCGTTCGCCCACAAAAAGCCCGATGGTCACAAGCCGCCGGGCTTTTTTGCGTTCTACCCTAGAGGTATGCACTAGGGAATACTCCGATGATTCGCGTGTGAATGCGATAGGGCGCGGGAAACTATGGCGGCTCGCGGAATAAATCGCGCCATCGTAACAATGCCGCATTGCCAGCGGATACGACGTGCATAACGTGCGACTTACAACGATGATTGGCACATCATGCCGGAAAACGTAACCGGCACAGATTCACGTTTCATCCCTCCTAGAGCCGCAGCGACCAGCGCGAAAGCGTTAGACGGTATGGTCGCATCTATCACGAGGAACCATGCTTACCGTTATCTATAAGCCGATTGGCGACCTAATCCCGTATGCCCGCAACAGTCGGACGCATAGCGAAGCGCAGGTTGCACAGATCGCCGCGTCAATCAAAGAGTTCGGATTTACCAATCCGGTGCTGATAGACGAAGACGGCGGCATCATCGCCGGGCATGGTCGCGTACTCGCTGCCCGCAAGTTGAGCATGTCCGAAGTGCCGACGATTGCGCTTGAAGGATTGACCAAGACGCAGCGCCAGGCTTACGTCATTGCTGACAACAAGCTGGCGCTAAACGCGGGATGGGACGAGGAACTGTTGAGTTTAGAACTTGGTTACTTGAGCGAACAAGAGTTCAGTATGGAATTATTGGGCTTTGATGCAAACGAGTTGAATCTTGCGATGGGCCTTGGTGCTGATTTCATGCCGGGAACGGAAGATGACCAAGGAAGGTTAGACGAGAAGTCTCCGATTACTTGCCCGAGTTGCGGCCATGAGTTTGTGAAATGACAATCAGCCAACTTGAAGCATCAAAGAACGTAAATATTCAGGCCAGATTTGACAGCAAATCGCTTGGCACGAAATCTAGGCTTTATCGCGTAACTCTTATTGATGGCATTGTTGCAAACGTGATTTTCAACAATGGCGAAGATTTAGACGAAGCACTTGTCTGCATGAAAAACCATTACGGCAAAAAGCTGGCAAATGTCGAATAAGCCTGCCCTTAAAATTGATTGGGCAACATATGAGGCGGCAAAGTTTGCTTGCGAGAAGTGGCATTACTCAAAGTGCATACCTAAAAGCAAACTTGCGAAAATTGGAGTTTGGGAGAACGATAAGTTTATTGGGGTTGTAATTTTTGGGGTCGGCGCTACGTCAGATTTAGTTAAGCGATACGGCTTAAGAATGGAGCAGGGTTGCGAACTAGTAAGGGTTGCGCTAACAAAACATCAGCAACCTGTATCGAGGATCGTTGCAATTTCCATGCGCTATCTAAAAACTCAGTTTCCAAACCTTCGTTTGGTTGTCTCGTTTGCCGATCCTTCGCATGGGCATCATGGCGGGATATATCAGGCTGGTAACTGGATTTTTAACGGAACGTCTCAGTCTAGCGACGAGTACATATACAAAGGAAAAAGATGGCAGGGACGCTCGTTCCGCAATTCACACAAAGGAATGGAAAAGCATCCTGACGTTCAGATTGTCAAAGGGTCGTCAAAGTATCGTTACCTTATGCCACTAGATGACGACATGAGAAAGCAAATCATGCCATTGGCTAAACCTTATCCAAAGCGTGTCAAAAAGCTGGATTCTGAGAACCCCTCAGAACAGGGCGGGGCAGTACCGACCGACACGCTCCAAACAATTGAATCGTAATGGCTACTGATTGGGCTGCTCTCCGTCTGGAATACACGCATAGCACTATCACCTTGCGCGAACTAGCCGACAAGCACGGCATCAACTCCGCAGGCGTCATGCGTAGAGCAGCAAAAGAAGGATGGGAAGCAGAGCGTAAGCAAGAATCAGCAAAAGTCAGCAAAGCCGCAAATGAGGTATTGGGCGAAGATCGGGCCGCAAGATTAGCAAAATTCAACGACCAAGATGCCAAGATTGCCGAGGCTTTGAAGGCTAAAGCAGCGAAGTTATTGAACGCTGAAAGCATCGCGCCGAATGAACTTAGTGCGCTGTCTCGCGTGTTCGATACCGCACAAAAGATGGGGCTATTGGCTTTGGGCGCTGCAACTGCAAATACAACTGTATCGACGCGAACGCTTGAACCAGTGCCAGACGATGAATTCCTCGGCTAATGCCTTTCACGCCTACGCAACAGGATTTTGTCTATTCGACTGACGCCTATCCGGCATTCGTCGGAGGATTCGGAAGCGGAAAGACCGCAGCGGCAATCGCCAGGATCATGCGCCTCAAGCGGATGTGTCCTAATCAGGATGTAGCGTATTACCTGCCGACATACGGACTCGTTGAGGATATTGCTTACAAGCGGTTCCCGGCGATGTTTGACAGGCTAGGGTTTCGTTACAAGCTGAACCGGCAAGCTGCAAGATTCAGTACGGACATTGGCGACATCATATTTCGCACAATGGATAATCCTGACCGCATCGTCGGCTTTGAGGTTGCCCATTCGATACTTGACGAACTGGACACGCTGCCGATTGAGAAGGCGCGCAACGTCTGGAATAAGGTAATCGCCCGAAATCGTCAGAAGGCGACGACGGTATCAGGCAGGCCAGTAGCAAACACCGTCGCAGTAGCAACGACGCCGGAAGGTTTCCGCTTCGTCTATGAGCGATGGGTAAAGAACAAAGCGCCGGGCTATGTTCTTTACCGGGCGAAGACGATGGACAACGCCGCGCACTTGCCTGACGGGTATATCGACAACCTGCGGAACAGTTACCCGGCCAATTTATTGATGGCCTATCTCGAGGGCGAGTTCGTTAATCTGACGGCGGGTTCAGTCTATCCCGAGTTCGACAGGGCATTGAACGCATCAAGCGAAGAAATCAAGCCGAACGAAACGCTGCACATCGGTATGGACTTTAACGTTACCAAGATGAGCGCGATTGTTCATGTGCTACGTAACGATGAACCGCACGCCGTCGCTGAATTGCTGGACGTATTCGACACGCCATCAATGGCGAAGCTAATCAAGGCGCGTTACAAGGATGCCGGCCATTCGATCATGGTCTATCCAGACGCTTCAGGGAATAGCCGGAAATCGAACAATGCCAGTGAATCCGACCTGTCGATTCTTCGCCAGCATGGCTTATCAGTCTGCGTCAATCCGACCAATCCTGCGGTAAAGGATCGCGTGTTAAGCATGAACCGGATGCTGCACCATGAAGGCGAACGGAAATACAAGATCAACCCGGACGCCTGCCCGCATTACGTTGAAGCACTTGAAAAGCAGGCTTACGACCGGAACGGCGAACCGGACAAATCAACCGGGCTAGATCACTGCATTGATGCCGGCGGTTATTTCATCTCCTACCGCTACCCGATACAGAAGCGCCTAGCTGTCGTTCAAAGCCTGCGCATATGACGCAACAAAACAAAGCAACAGACTGCCTCCGGGCGGTTTTTTCATTTCAGGGCCGCCCATGACGAAATCAGTCCGTACTCAATCCGCCGCCGTCATGGCACAGTCTCGCCATTGGCCTATTATTACTGCGCTGCAATGTGGCACCGCAGCCATGCGCGACTCAGGCGAGCAATACCTTCCGAAGTGGCCCAATGAGGACGCGGAAAGCTACACCGCACGCCTCGCCACGGCAACGCTGTATCCGGCATTCGCCCGTACCGTGGAAGTCATGGCCGCCAAGCCATTCAGCCGGCCACTGACGCTTGCGGATAACGTGCCTGCCCGCATGGTTGAATGGCTGAACGATTGCGACCTCAAGGGCCATAACCTGCATGTCTTCGCTGGTCAGTTGTCGCGTGACGTGGTGGGCTATGGAATCTCCGGTGTATTGGTCGATTACCCGAAAGTATCGAACATCAAGACGCAGGCTGAAGAGAAGGCCATTGCAGCGCGTCCGTATTTCACTCGTTACGCACCTGGAACTGTCCTCGGGTGGAAGACTACGATCATTAGCGGATATGAAAAGCTGACGCAGCTTCGCCTGCTGGAAACCGTGACCGAAGATGATGGCGAGTTCGGCGAGAAGGTCGTCGAGCAAGTGCGCGTGCTCTATCCTGGAAGGTGGGAAGTATGGCGCAAAGAAGACAAAAAAGAGGATTGGTCCGTCTTTGATGATGGGCTGACGACGCTGAACGAAATCCCATTCGTCTTCTTCTACGGCATTCGCAAGGATACCGGCGTCGGTCTTCCTCCGTTGGTTGAACTGGCCTATCAGAACGTTGAACACTGGCAGTCTTCCAGCGATCAGCAGACCATCCTGCACGTCGCCCGCGTACCGATCCTGACCATCATCGGCGCCGACGACAACACCTCGATTACGGTCGGATCGAAATCCGCCGTGAAAATCCCGATGAATGGCGATATGAAGTTCGTCGAACATTCCGGTTCGGCAATCGAGGCGGGTAGGAAATCCATCCTTGACCTCGAAGAGCGCATGCGGCAAACCGGCGCGGAATTGCTCGTGCTGAAGCCGGGCGATGTCACTGCGACTCAGGTCACCTCAGAGGATCAAGCCAATCGTTGCACGCTACAGCGCATCGCTGAAGACATGGAAGACGCATTGGACCAGTGCTTGCAGTACATGGCCGATTGGGTGGGCGAGTCTGAAGGCGGCAATGCGTCCGTGTTCAAGGATTTCGGCGCCGCTACATTGGCAGAAGCCTCTGCCGAGTTGCTGCTGAAGACCAATCAAGCCGGCAAGCTGTCGGACGAAACCTACTTCAATGAACTGAAGCGCCGCGGCATCTATGCGCCTGACTCTACATGGGACGATGAGAAGGAACGGATTGAAGGTCAGGGCGCCGCACTCGGGATGATGGAAGACCCGCCTGAGCCGGTTGATCTGTCGCCCGTGCTTACAGCAATCGAAGGAATCAGCGTTCCAGAGCCAGTCGCGTATGACGATACGGCCATCAAGCAGTCGCTGGCTGATTTATCGCAGCAAGTGACCGAACTATCGGCAAAGACAGACGAACCGCAGACCGCTGAAATCGACCTGTCGGCATTCGATCAAGGCATCGCGGCAATCGAGAAGTCAATAGCTGATCTGTCGGCGAAGGTTGCAGAGATTGAAAGCGAGCCTGACAACACGGACGATCTTCGCGCCGCCATCTCTGAGCTAATCCGCCCGCTTGCCGAGCAAGTCGCAGCGTTGAGCGCAAAACATGAAGCGCCTGAAATCGATTTGTCGTCACTAAAAGCGGAAATCGCCGCTTTGGCACAGAAGATTGACGCGCCGAAGCCTCAATCACAGCCGGTCATCATCATGGATCAGCAAGGGCAGGTTAAGAAGCAAATCACCATTACCCGCGATGCAAACGGGGCAATTACCGGCGCGGAAATGATGCCGCAAACCGTTCAATAAAGGAGTCACATTATGGCGCTGCAATATTCAAGCAATATCTACCTTGGCCGGCTTGATCTGGTCGAATCAACGACCGGAACAGCGGCGCTGCTCAAGCTGTATTCTGGCGCTCCGGCTGCTAACTGTGCCGCCGCTGCGCCAGCCGGATTGCTGGCGACGCTTACGCTGCCATCCGATTGGATGAATGCCGCATCAGGTACGACCAAAACGATGCTTGGCTCTTGGACTGGCACCGCGTCCGGTGGCTCTGCAACCGCACCGGCATCGTTCCGCATCTACAACAGCGGCGATACGGTTTGCCACGTTCAAGGATCGGCAGGCGTTGGTTCGGGCGATCTTCAGGTGAATGGTTCGATCACTTCCGGGCAGACAGTTACGGTGACTTCCTTTACCCTGACGGCGGCAAATACCTAATCATGACCCTGACAACCTCCCAATTCGCCACCCTCAAAGCCTACGCCCTGGCCGATCCGACCGCGGCAAACTTCATCACCAACGGCAACGATCCGCAGCTTGCCGAATGGTTCAACGCGCCGTCGACCAAGATCGTCTGGCGCTCCCTCGTGCCGGTCTCCGAAGTCGGGCAGTCGTTCGAGGCCACCGAACTCAACGGATTGACCTCGTTGAATAACGACCGCCTCGGCACCTTTGCCCTGTGGAACCCGGCAGGCGCAACCCCGGCGCGTGTCGATCACCGGGCGTTCTTCAGCAGCATCTTCTCCGGGGCCGGCGGTGCGACCACGCGCGGTCGGCTCGATACGCTCTGGCGGCGCTTCGCTACCCGCGCCGAAGCTGCACTGGCAACCGGAACCGGGACGACGCAAGACCCGGCGGTGTTGGTGTGGGAAGGCACGCTGAGCACCAACGACTCGATCCCGATCCGCAACGCCTAAAGGGGAAATCATGGCTGGCGAAACAATTGTCGTCGAAGGTACGCAGAAAACCCTTGAAGCCAATGGCGCGTCCATCGGCAACGGGGTGGTCGTGCAGGCCAACGATGCGACCTACGGACGGGCAGCGGATGGGGCGAGCTACCCGGACGCCGAATTTGTCATGTCTGCGACGTATTCCAGCGCACCGACCGAAGGCAGCGCAATCATCCTCTGCGCCCGGCCTATCGACGTCGACGGCACGGCAGATACCGAAGTCCCGGAAGCGGGCAGGCCTGGCGTATTCATCGGCGCATTCGTGGTGAACAACGTCACCACGCTTCAGTACATGACCTGCACCGGCGTCGACGTACCGAAGCTGGCCGAATATTACCTGTACAACACCACCGGACAGACGATCCCAGCGGGCTGGACGCTCAAGGTCACGCCGAAGTCCTACTCGACGGCGGCCTGATGAAGGTTCGCCGCGTCCGCACGTCACAGCCGCAGAACCGGGTCGAAATCGACTGGTCGAATCCGATCACGCGCGGTCTTGTGTGGTGGGAAACGCCCGATAACGGGAAGATGATCCCGTCGACCATCACCGGGGCGAAGCGTTACCCTGGAGTGCGTGGAATGGGTTATGGCTTCGGCAGCGGCTTCGGGACGACCACAACCGATATTGTAAAAACGCAGTTCAAGCAACACTCGACGCTGCGCAGCTATTTTGGCATATCGATGGCAACCGACGGGGCGTCAAATCTCGGGCGGGTTTTCGACAAGCGCACCGGGGCAACGGATTCTGAAAACCTGCTGGTCGAAACCTCGGAAGGGAATAAACTGATCCGCTATGGGCGTCAATGGACAGGGCTGGCGCAGTGGTCATCACCCATCAATTCCATCGTCACCGGGCGCGAGTTCACCTGGGGCGTCAATTACGATTCGTCGGCATCGAGTAATGCCCCAGAACTGTACGTTGACGGGACTTCGCGCACCGTGACCGTGACCGCTGCCGCATCGGGAAGCCTGACGAACAACACGGATTTCTACACGCTCGGCAACCGTGACAGCGACAAGGCGCGCGGCACCATCGGCTATACCACGCTATGGCTGGTGTTTGACCGGATACTTTCCGCTGCCGAGCATCTATCACTGCATTCAAATCCTTGGCAAATCTTCAAGCCGCGCCTGCTGCCCGTGGGCGGTGTCACGGTCACGGCGCAATACGCCCGCCCGACTTCCGACGTTTCTGCCGGCACATGGACCGCATCCAGCGGCTCAGACCTTTTCGCCATGCTCGACGAATCCCCGGCGAATGATGCCGACTACATCAGCACCGTCAATGCGTCGACCTGCGAGGTCGCGCTAGGCGCCCTGACTGATCCAGCATCCAGCACCGGCCATGTCGTGCGCTACCGCATCGCGGCGGATTCGGGCGGGATCATCGTGCGTCTGCGCCAAGGATCCACCACCATCGCCACCTGGACGCATAACCCCGCGCCAAGCTCTCTAACCACCTACGCGCAAACCCTGACCGGCGGCGAAGCGGACGCAATAACGAACTACGCCGCGCTCAAACTCCAATTCGAGGCCACGCCATGATCCTGCTGACATCAACCAACGACTATATCAAAATGTACTGCTCGGCGGCATCGACCATCGAAGCGCACTGCTCCTACGTTGATCTGGATGGATCGACGGTAACGCCCGGACGGAAAAACCTGATCGCTTCGGCAGCGACGGTCTATAACTTGTGTATTTCGCCTTTCGGGACCGAGGTTCGCAACATCAAGCACATCAATATCACCAACAACCACGCCAGCGCTTCCTGTGGCGTGCGCGTGACGCATACGGATGGCACGAACGAAGTCGAGTTGATGGCGTTCACGTTGCTTCCAGGTGAAAACATGATCTTCAACGAAGAGGGTCGATGGGCACACCGTGACGCACAGGGCGCGGAATACCCGCCAGCCGGCCTCGGGTCGTACAATGGACGCACCATCGGCTTCATGAAGACCGGCACGGCAGCGGATGCGGCGGGCTACTGGTATTGCACCAGCAAGGATGCCGGCTTCCCCGGCGCATGGGCGGTCGGTACGCCGGGCGTCAATGGCCGGGTGACGGACGGCACGGCGGCGGCTGACAACGGCTGCTTTCCGATTGCCAACCCGAGTGTCGGGGCGAACTACCTGACCGAAGTGAATATGGCCTCTGGCGTCAATCACACACATCTGCTGTTCGATGTGCTGTGGGTCAATTCCGGGCTGGCTATCACGACGACCACGGCGCAGTCGATCACCACGCCGACGCTGCCGGCACGCGACATTAACGGCACGACCAACGGCGAAGGCTGTTCAATTGCCATTCTCTGCACGTCGGCGGTCGGCCTCGCGGCAGTCGCCAGCAACGCGACCGTAACCTATACCAACAGCGACGGCACCGGCAGCCGAACCGCTACGCTGTCGGCCATTGTCGGTTCGCAGGCGCCCGCTACGCCGGTTATCGGCACGTTGATCTGGTTCAACCTGCAGGCCGGCGACAAGGGCGTTCGCTCGATTCAGTCGATCACGCTCAATACCTCGTGGGTGTCCGGCTCGATCTCCCTGATGATAACCCGCGACATCGCCACCATCGGCACGACGATCCCGAATGTCAACGCGCAGAAGATCATCGGCACGCCGGGCATCCGCCTCTATAACGGCACCTGCCTGCTGCACTGCAACCTTGCCAGCGCGACGACGGCGACGTTCTACGCGGGCGAGCTGGTAGTGATGGAGAAGTAGGTGGCGAATCCGCCCGGCGTTTTCGACAAAACCGCGCTCGCTGCGAGCTGGTTCGACGAAACCGCCACGCCGGCGGGCTGGTTCGACGGCGACCTTGGCAGCGCGGCGAACATAAGCGTTCGGGTTACATGGGCTGAATTCGAGGTTCCTGAAGCAACCGGCGGCGGTTCGGTAAATGCGACGCTATCCGTTACGGAATCGAACGATACCGCGTCAGCAGCGGCGACGATTGCGCTATCGGCAACGCTGGCCACAAGCGATTCAGCCGATACGCTATCTAGTGCGGCATCGGTTCCTGTCTTAGCTTCGGCCAGCCTGACGGAATCAGCCGATACGATCAGCAGTGCGGCAAGCGTCATTGTTGCCGGCACGGTAGCAAATACGGATGCGCCGGATACTATCTCGGCTTCCGGTGCTGTCGCCATCAGCGCAACGCTGGCGCATACTGAAGCGGCTGATACCGTATCAAGTGCGGCAAATGTAGCAATTGCGGCGACACTCGCAGTCACAGAATCGGCAGATACTGTTTCCGCCGTGGCCAGCGTTCCGCTTTCGGCAAGCCTTGCGGTTACGGAGTCTAGCGATTCGCTGTCATCTGCGGCAACGATGGCGCTTGCCGCCAGCCTGAGCGTTACTGAGTCAGCAGATACCGTTACATCATCGGCAAACATCATTGATGGCGTCAATGCCACACTGATCGTTACCGAAAGCGCCGATACCGTATCATCCTCGGCATCGGTTCCGCTATCGGCCAGCCTGAGTTACACCGAAGCGGCGGATAGTGCATCAGGCACGGCAACGGTCACGATCAATGCCACGGCGACACTGACC